TGCCCATTCATCCCAATGCTGGGCGCTGTTCCGGTCATCGTCCGGCTCTTCCTCTTCTTCCGGCTCTTCGTCCGCTTCCAGCAGCCCCGCTTCCAGCATTGCTTCTTCCAGCATCCGGTAGGCTTTCACGGCGTTGGTTTCTTCGTTGTTCAGCAGTTCCTTGGTCACGGCCTTGCTGATGCCGTAGTAGGTGTTCCAAGCGAATTCATCGTTGATGCTGTTCGTGTCGATCATGTCCAGCACCGTGTAAGCATCTCCGATCCGGCCAGCCATTTCCACGTTGCCGCTTTCCCGTTCGGCTTCGTACAGGCTCCAGGTTCTTTCCATCGCAGTAGTCATTGTCATTGCCCTCCTTAAAGTGTTTACACCTTGTTTACACTGATATTATATAATAGTGTTAACACTTTGTCAATACCTTTTTGCGTTTTTCCTTGACTTTTTTGCTATCAATGTGATAACATAAAGGCAAGGAGGTGTTTGTATGCCGTCGAAAGTGCCGTTGCGCGGGTTGCGCATTGATGACGAACTATACAACAAAATCTGCTACATCGGGAAACTGAATGAACGTTCTTTCAATCAGCAGGCTACCTTCTTCATCAAACAATGTGTGGAGAAGTTTGAGAAGGAGCATGGGCCAATTCCCGTTCCAGTTTCAAACCACGGCGAATCAGATTAACGTAATAATCATTTATGCCCAGCCCTTGCCGCTGGGCTTCTTCTTTTGCCGTTTGAATCAATTCAACAGGCAACCGTATCCCGATTAAGCGCCGTTCGCCTTTTGATGTGTTTGCCATTTGACATTTGCCCTCCCTTGTGCTATACTTAACATGTCAATTGTCGATTGCCCTCGATTTTGACATTTGCCCAGCGCACTTCCCGGCGCTGGGTTTTTTATTGTCCTTCTTTCTTCACAGCATTTACCGCCTGATAAATAGCTGCATAAATGCCGCCGCGAAGGTTTTTCATATTCCCGGCAATGGCTTCATTCATGCCGTCCACAACTGCCGTCTTGATCACGTTATACAGTTCTGCCATATTTTGGCCTTCTGCCTTTGCTTCAACCTTTTCCGGCTCTTCCTTCGGATTTTCAGGAATAAAAGCGTAATCTTCGTATTTGATGCCGTAGTAAGTTTCAAGGCCCTTGATCATAATATTGTTGAAATAGCCAGTTTGTAGCGCCGAAGATATACTGTTGCTGGCATATCCAATTTGCCGCGCGGCTTCCGAAAACATTAGGTTTTTCTCAGCCATAATCTTCTTGAATTTTTCCGGGTCAATCACCCTTGAATTATTGGAAATCCGTTTCTTGTTTCCATTGTAAAGAACCACTTCATAGCTTCCCGTCATTTTCCTTGCCCTCCAATTATTTTTCGCTTCCCATTCTGTACCCAACCGCGAAGCCTACATGGCGCTGCTTTTCCGCGTCCTGCCGTCCGTACCGCACAGCCCGCGCAGTATCTACCCGCGCCCGCCTGAGCAGTTCAAGGTAGTTCTGCCGCATGTGCAGCATACCAAGCACATAGCCCACGCCGATGAACGGCAACACGATCAGGCCCAGAATGACAGCCCCGCGAAAATCGATGTTCCCTAACATAGTCTTGCCCTCCTTAAACTCTCATCGGTACCCGGCTCACACCCGGCACCCATACAAACCGTTCGTTTTTCTTCCCGCCCTTTTTCTGCGCTGGCTTTTTCTCCCCCGGCGCTTGGCCCTGCTCCATTTCGTAGGCGATCAGCGCCCGTTCTGTCACCGCCAGTTTCGGCTTTTCCATGTGGTGCATCTGCCGCATGATCTTCCGGGCCGTTGGCGCTGATACTTTGTAGCGGCTCATGATGTCCGGCACAAACAGCAGATTGTCCACGATTTCACCCCCATTGTTCTGCCATTGCCCGTGCTATGCCGGGAAAGGTTTTGCTTCTCACTTTCTGTGCGCCGCCTGCGCGGCTCATACCAGACTTTTCTTTGTTTCCTTTGTTCCTGCTTGTGCCGCAGCTTACATAAGGCTTATAGTCCATCACAATTTCTGTCGGAATCAGCGGTGGCAATCCCTTAACCCATAAGTAAGTTAGTTTGCTCCACGGTTCGCCATACTCATAAGGCTGTATTTTCTGGCTTTCTCCCGGTAGCTCAACGCATTTGAGTGGGCGCGGGTTTTCTATTACGATTCGCGGGCAGTCAGCATTCCAGAATTTCAAAAAAAACTCCTTTGCTTCCATTGCCTTTTCAAGACGCTTGCTGTCAATTTGCCCCTTTTGTGGGTACATCCGGCAAGCCCCGGCCGCGCTCATGTATGTGCATGGTGGATGCGCAATAATCAAATCCCATTTCATTTTCAGCAGTTCCAGCGCGTCCGCTTTGATGTGCCACTCAGGATGCCCGCCAGAGCAATCCTGCAAATCGCAGGAATAGGCTTCATGCCCCCGCGCCCGGAAAGCCTTGCATACCTCCTGGCTTTCCTCACAAGCCACCAGTACCTTCATGTGGATTCCCCTTTACTGGTTGATCTTCGCCGTAACGCTTGCCAGCGTTTCAACGATCGGCATATAGTCCTTTATCAGTTCCAATCGGTAACTGTCATCCTTGCACCCGTCCAGCGCGTTATTGATGCTCGTTTCCGCTTTCTCAATCAGGCCGGAAACAAAATCATTCATTCTTTCCAGTGTGTTCATCTCAAACTCCTTAAGCTACATCTTTGAAAAATTCTGTCCAAGGAAAATCAAGGAATTTCGCAATCCTTTTAGCTGTTGGTACTCTCGGGTTTGTTATCCCGGTTTCAATTCGGTGATACGGTGCTTGCTTTATTCCTGCGGCTTCTGCCACTTGCTTTTCCGTATAACCTTTGCTTACCCGTATATTTCGGAGCCAATCGCGCAATTTCTCACCTCCCGAAGTTACTATAAAAGTATTTTACCACATTTTATAGCGCTTGTAAATACTTATAAAGTAACTTTGCGATATTTTTTTGCCCGCGTACGATGCAGAAGCGGTCAAACTGGCATGACCTGTTCAAGTTCGATCTTGTAATGCCGGAATGGATGATACTTTTTCAAAAACTCAAGAAGGTTCACCAGCGCTTGCATTTCGTTTTCTGCCAGAATCCAGCGTCTTCCACCGCCAGCACCGTCGCGGTAGGTGTAGATGTAATACTTCATCGTCAGCCCTCCAATAATTCTTTCTTAATCGTATACCCGAATTGCCGGACTACACGTTCAAGAGCCTGAATGCCGTAAGTGCTTTTTCTCCCGGTCTTGACATTTTCAAGAACAGCTTCCCCATTCTCGACACGGACGATATGAAACTTATCCCCGCCAACCGAGAAATCATTGTGCAATCCAATTACTTGACGGCCATTTTCCATTTCCATCGCTTTATCTCCTTTCCAGCTTCTTCACTTCTTCTTCTGTCAGGGTGAACCGTACATCCCCGGCATCCTCGAAAACATACTTGTCATTCCGGGCTGATACGAACCAAAGGTAACGGCTCATCCACCAGCACCAGTAGCGCTCATTCTTCTTCATGTTCCTCCGTCCTTTCTCCGGGCTATGCCGCCCGGCTTGTTATCGTTCAAGATAACGGGTGAGATTCATGTCATCGAACCTTGAGCCGAGAACGGCTTCTGGGGTATCCATATCCTCATATTCGATTTCTGCATAGGTTTCGGGAATCTGGGAATAATATTCTTCCTCGTCATCGTCACAGAAGATATCAGCATTCATAATTCCTGCGTCATATGCTTCCTCGCTGATTCTTCCTTCGGCATAAGCTCTTTCCAGCCGTTCCATATACGCTTTTCTTGTCATTGTCTTGCCCTCCTTGTTTTTTGCCCTTTTCCTTTGGACAATTATATAATAACATACTTTAAAAGTATTGTCAATACTTAAAAAGTATTTTTTTTTGCTTTTCAATAATACTTTTTTGGTATATAATACTTATAAAGAAGGGAGGTTGCAAAAATGGATAAAATCAACCGCTTCAAGGAATGTCGAGAAAAAACTCCGTACACCCAAAAGCAAGTTGCTATGATCATTGGCGTAAAACCTCCACAATTGAGCAAATGGGAAAGGGGAGAAGGAATATCACGAAAGAATTGTATACAGCTGGCGAAGCTATACAATGTGAGCGCTGATTACTTGCTCGGTTTATCGGATGATCCTTCGCCGAGCAATGCACCACAGGCGCAAAAAGATCCCGCCACGCTGGGCGGGGTTTCAGATTCCGTTATGCGTCTGTTTGATGATCTCCGAACGGCTGACTTGACGGATGCAGAAGCGGATTACATCCGCGCTCAGATAGCAGGTGTAAAAGCACTTCGCGCACAAGAATAAGTTCTTCCTCTGTCATATCGGCAATTAGCTCTGCAAATTCTTCTCTCGTCATCCGCTTGCCCCCTCCTTGTGTTTTCATTGCTAAAGTGTTATCACATTACGAATATAACATTAAAGTGTTATCAAGTCAATATTTTAACCTTTGGAATACAATCAAAATGCAAAATCTGAGAAGGATGTGATGCTTTGGAGCAAAATTTGGGGAACCGGATCAAGGAACTGCGCACGGTTCGGGGCATGAAACAAACGGAACTCGCTGAGAAAGCCGGTATCTCCCAGGGTACTTTAAGCGCCGTAGAACGTTCGGAAAAATCGCCCACAGCGGAAACCCTGCACAGCATAGCGTCCGCGCTCGGCATCCTGGTATCTGATCTGCTGGAAGAAAAGTTCTGCCCCGTGTGCGGGTTTGAATACGCCTATGACGAAGGGCTGAACTCCGAAGCGCATCAGCGGGCGCACAGCAAAGCGCAAACCATCATAGACAGGTACGGCTTCTTCTGGCCCTACCGGGTACAGAAAATCGAAATCACCACCGCCCGCGCCATTATTGCCGATCCCAACGCGCCGGAGATCGCGAAGCATGACGCGGCAATCAGCATCCTGCAAGCGCTGTTCTCCCGTTCGGTTGCGGCCTATCAATACGCCGATCACCCAGATTTCCGCGCTTACGCCGCTATGATGCTGGGGAATGATGATTACCGCGCGGAGATACCCCCGGAAGTGTGCGCACAGCTGGAAGCGGAGTTCGGCAAGCGTAAAGGCATCCAGCACGGCGCGTACTACCAGCGGAGCCGGAAGGTGGACGATCAGCGCATTGCTCGGATTATCTCAGCCCTGCCGAACCTGGCCCCGCAGTACCTTGACATTATCTATTTTATATGTTCCGCGTACGCTGTCAACGGTATGGGCGAAACTGGCGCGGAAGGGGAAAAAACGGATGGCGAATAGCCAGAATTGGACACTGAAAAATTGAAAGAGGGGAAAAGAATGAAGAAATTTCTTTGCTTGGTTTTGGCGCTGTTGATGATTGTGCCGTGTGCTATAGCCGAAAAGGCAAAAGAACTCCCTCAGCCAGACGAAAACGGAAAAACTACTTATACCGGGGAAATAGGCTGGCTGTTCAACGAAGACGGGAGCGCTATTAAGGAATCGCTTTTTGATGAAGCTGTGCGCTGGATTGAAGAAATTCCGGGTGTTTATGATGCTTGCATTATAGTCAAAGAAGGGGAAAAGTACGGTAACATCAATCTTGCAATCGTTGTAAGCCCAACGCCAACAATTGATGAAGCTAAAGATATTGCTGATTCTGCGATCCGTCAAATGGGTATGCTTTTCGGAATGACAAATGAATATGAAGGCCCAAATGCCAAATCTTTCGGAACGCTGTATGATGAATATAACTTACTTGTTGGTGTTTTCACACAAGCTGGAAAGCAACTATGCCTTGGAGCCATTACAAGCAGTTGGGGAAGGATAACGTGGTAATATGCCCCGCCAGAAGAAACAGCACCTAAAGCGCCGCAAGGACGGGCGCTTTGCGTGCCGGTACAAAGAACAATGGTTTTACGGGGAAACGGAAGAAGAAGCCCTGCAAGCGCGGGAAGAATATAAGGACGCGGAAAAGCGCGGGGAATTGATAACCGAAAGCCCAACTGTTGCGGAATATGCCCTGAAATGGCTCCCGCGTGAAAAAGTAAAATCATCAAAGCAAACCTATAAAGAAGCGTCTATCCTGCTTAAAAAATTGTTGGATCATATCGGGAACATGCAGCTATCCGATGTAAAAGCATCCGATATAAAGGACGTTTACAGCACAGAATTTAAGGCCAACGCGGACAGCTATATCAAAGCCGCCGCGCAGCTATACAGGGCGCTGTTTGACGCGGCAATGGCTGACGGGTACTGCAAAGGCAATCCGGCGCGGGAAAAGGCCGCAAGGCCGCACAAGGGCGAAGAAGCGGAAGGGCACCGGGCAATCACAGCGCAGGAGCGCGAATGGATTGAAACGCTTTGCACCGATCACCGCGCCCACGCTGCCGTCATGGCGATGCTGTACGCTGGGATCAGGCCGCAGGAAGCAAAGGCGCTGAACATCGACAGGGATGTTGACACAAAGTCGGGGCTGCTGTTTGTCCACGAATCCGTACACCTTGCAAGCTCCAATCAATACGAGCGCACGGATAAGCTGAAAACGAAACAGTCACGCCGGGAAATCCCGCTTTTCCCGCCGCTAAAAAAGGCGCTTGAAGGGAAATCCGGGATGCTCGTGCAATCAGCAGACGGTGAAGCCGTCACCGTTCAGGCTTGGCGCAGTACATGGGAAAGTTATGTTTTTGCAATGGAAACGGCTATCAACGGATGCCAGGAACGATGGTGGGGAAGGAAGAAGGAACACAAGGGAAAGGAAATGCCGCCGTTTATCCATTTCACCGTTGTGCCGTATGATCTCCGCTATTCGTTCTGTACCATGTGCCGGGAAAACAATGTTGAGCTTAACACCTGCATCCATTGGATGGGCCACAAGGACGCAAAAATGATCCTGAAAATCTACGATCAGTACACGCCAGAACGCGGAAAAAAAGAGGCTGAAAAGCTGGAAAAATCGCTTTTTGGTAGTCAAAACGGTAGTCAAAATGAATAGTTTCACGTGGAACATAGATAAATCAACGGCTGTAAAAGCCGGAAGCGTCGGCTGTTAACCGAAGGGTTGTAGGTTCGAGTCCTTCTTGAGGCGCTCCATGAAAGCCTTGAAACATAACAGTTTCAGGGCTTTTTTGTTGCCTTCTCCAAAAGAAAAATAGAGCAAAATAGCGTAAAAAAAGAAAAATGAATGTAGTCAGAACGGTAGTCAAGCAAAAACCCGCCCCATTACGGAGCGGGCCAAATTGCAACTTAATTGCAAGTAAATTGCAAATTAATTGCAACTTGTTGTTATACGGCTTCTTGGAATTTATTCTGCATTCCTTTGACCTGGCTCATGGCCGCGTCATACAGCAGCTTCGCATGTTCTGTTTCTTCGCCGGACAGACGGTAGAACAGGTTTGCCAGTTCGGGGGATTCGTCCTTGTGTTTCAGCGCACAACGGGCATACTTGCCAGCATCCCGGATTTCGTCTTCGATATATTCGGACAGGTTTTCTATATCAATCATATTTTCACCCCTTTACACGGTTTCCTCGATCTTGCGCCGCATAGCGGACACATCATCGGCGGTCAGTTTTACGGTGATCTCGCGCGGTGATACAAGCGGGATCGCGGGAATCTGAACGGGGAAGCTTCCATATTGCTGAATTGCCGCTTGCATGGAATCCACGATGCCGGAGATTTCGTAGGTTCCACTTCCGTCATCATCCAGCATAGCCCGCACAATCTCATTATCAAAAATGCTGTCCGTAAGCTTGCTATTCGCTATCGCCGCATTGATCGCAATTGTAAAAATAATCTGAACAGCGCGGTCATTCTGCATGGTGGGAATCAGGTCATTCTTGATGTAGTCAGCTACGCCCTTGATAATCTGATTTCGGCTTACGCGCATTTGTTCCTCCTATCAATGCCGCCACGGGCCATAAAGGCCCGCAGCGGTGTTCACGGTCAGGCGGCGGGACTGTTGCTGGATGTGGTGGCGGTAGCCGGCACGGGGTAAACATCCACAGGTCCCCAGCCGGGAGATACATTCGCGTTCGGGATAGTCAGCCGGGTCATGCCGAAAAGCTGGGAAAGCTGCTGAGCCTGACAACGGATGATCCCTTCCTGTGTGGCATTCCAGACGGCCTGCGCGGAGATTTCAGCCTGTACGCCCGCAATCTTGTTATCGGTGTACATCTGAGATTTCAGGGCAGCAATTTCAGAATCCTTCGCCATAGATTCCCGGATCAGGCTCATTTCATACCGGGTGACGGCTTTCTCGTTGGGGTCGTTGTTCGGGGTCATTCCCAGCAGCCCAGCCAGACCGCCAGCGCCAGCAAGCGCCCCCAGCCCCGTGCCGATAGCGCCGAGCGTTACGCCCAAGTTGCCCTTGCCGTTTGTTGCATACTGCACTTCTGCCATTGAGATTCACCTCCAGAATGATTTCGGGTAGGCCTCCCCTTTGACTGCATTTTCGCAAAAAAATAGCCCGTTCACGAGGGCATGAACAGGCCAGTTTCGGCGCGTTTATGGGGCATTTTCGGGCATAAAAAATCCCGGCATCAGCCGGGGAAATGCTGAAATATTATCTGTTCCGCTTTGTATATGATGCGCTTGATTTGAGATGGGGAAAGGTCAAATTCCTCCGCAAGCCGTTCATAGGTGATGCCGTCCACCAAACGCCTATAAAGGATTTTCCTATCACGCTGGGAATGGATATGCTCAACGATCAGCGCCTTAATCTGGCTGTTGGTGTAGTTCATCCGGCACCTCTCGATTTTCTATTTTCCGGTAGGCATCGAAATACCACATTTCCCGGTCACCGTCATAAGTCAACTCGAAATACATCCCGTGGGGCAAGGTCGCGGAAATCAGGCACTTGAAGTTCTGCAAAACCTGGCATTGCCAGACAACAAAGATCGTGCTTTCCGCGTCCGGGTTCGGCTCCATGTGTTCGTGGATGTATTCGAGAACAAGGGCCTTTGCTTTCTCAATCATGCGCTCACCGCCTTTCAAGGTTCTTCCTCAGGCGGTTTATCTTCCTCCCAATATACCATATCCGCTTTCGCTCCTGCGGCATCTGCCAGCCCTTCACCCACAATGTAGGCCACTACTGCGCCGAAACTCATGATAAGGCTTGTAATGGCTTCCGTGCTGCCGGAAGGAGAATTGATGAAGGCTATAAGGCCAGCGACAAAGCCAGCCAGCGCCATCCAAAATTTTCGAGAACACAATTTCCGAATCCAGTCCTGCTTATTCATGTAATCACCCTTTCTTTTAATCGATGATAAGTGAGGTTCCTGATACAGAAATA